GATTAACGTCATCATCTGGTTTAGCACAAACAAGTGGATCATCTAATAATGTTTCTTATAAATATACGCAAGCTGCATTAATTACTGATGGTAATTTAATGAGTGGTGATACAAATGGTGGTGTTGCTTTTTATGCTAGTGAAGGTGATCCTCAATCTAATGTAGGTAAGAATGGTGATTTTTGATTCAAGTATACTAATTAAGGAGTAAAGTATGCCAACATCATCTTATAATATTTCTGGTTCAATAAGTCCTAATGGGAGCAGTTCAACATTTAAATCAAGTACTATAACATTATCAACTACGTTAAAATCTGGAACGACTGTAAGTATTAAATCATATATTGAAGTTACTGCTATTGCAACAGCAGCTGGAAATGTTACAATTGGACCTGCTAGATTATATTTGTACCAAACTGCACCTTTAACTACATCATCAGATATGTCATATAAAGTCAATACTGCTGGAGGTACTGATTCATCAAAAAACTGATCACAATTTAGATTTACATCATCAACCAGTAGTTTTAACCCACCATTACAAAACTATACAAATGTAATAACATGATCTTCAAGTACAGGATCTGTAGCAGATACATATACTCAAAGTACAAAAACATTTGAAGCTTCATTATATGCAAGTATAACAGGTACATATAAAGTTCCAATTACACCTGAAACATTTTCACTTAATTTAACGCCTATAACTATAAGTATAAGCGTGAAGGGTACAAAAAAGTACTCTTACACGCTTTCTTATTATCAAAATGATGATTTTGGTGGAGATTTAATATCTTCATCTACATATACACAAGGATCATCAGTAGAAGTTCGAAGTGCATATAATAGATCATTATCATCAACTGATATACCAAGGTATATATATTTTGATATGCAAGGATGAAAACCATCTCAAGATAAACGCGATAAATCTACAAGTCAAACAAGAAAGTATATATTTTTATCTTGAAGTGGTAAACAACCAAATGATACTTTTACAATAAATTCTAATACTTCATTAACGGAGCAATATCGCATAGATTATGGTGACATTGTATATAAAACAGTAGATTCATTACCAACAGTATATAAAAAAGGTTATGTTAAAACAAATACATGATATGATCAAAATAATTCTGTTGTAGATGCTCAAACAATAGTTTCGTCTGACCTAACTATACACCCAGTATCTGAAAAACAAAATTATCAAATAAGATTTAATCTTAATGGCGGTCAATTAGATCCTGAATTAGGTAAAGTAACTGATTATACAATAGATAAAACATATGAGATAAATACACAAAAAACTCCATTATGAATACCAACTAGATTAGGGTATAAATTTGTAGGATGATCAGATCAAAGTAGAGCAATTACGCCTATAATGAATAATACTATTATAGGAGACAATTTCTATGATGCTATTAATACTGAATATACTAATAATAATGTTACACTATATGCTCAATGAGATTATAATGTAAATACAGTTGAATGTAAATACTATTTAACTGATGATGGTACAATTCAAACAGATACTCATACATATAATATTGATACATCTACATTAGATTCACAAGGTGATAAAGCATTCCTTAAATATGCTCCATCAAAATTAAGAAGTGGAGATTATGTATTCCTAGGATGGTTAGATACAATGCCAGATGGTTGAGATAATTCAAGTATGGTTAATAAAGGATATCATGGAACATATACTGTACCACCTGAGAGGATTGTCGATTCACAAGGTCATGAAATAAAGATAGAATTACCTATCGATATTAAAATTAAAAATTATAAGACATTAAGTGATTGAGGTATTACTGAAAGATATTATGGTATATGAGCAAAAACAGGTAAATATATCAGAATTGGTAATAGCTGAAAGAAAGTAAATAAATGTTTTGTTAAAATCGATGGATTGTGAAAAACAGTTATTGATATTTGAACAAAAGATGATACAGTTACAAAAGATGTCAATACAAATGAGTACTGACCTTGACACCACGAAATTTAAGAGGAGCAATCCTCTTTTTTTTTATTTTAGTTTAATTTTAATAATACATATAGTATAATATATTCAGATAGATAGGAGTGGTTTTTATTATGAAAGATTTAACAGTGGTACGTTGTCCTGTATGCGGACAAAATTATTTACCATCAGAGATATTTATGCCTGATAGTTTCTTTGGCAAACAGCGTGATATTACAAGAAATGCTTCAGGTGAAATTGAATTTTATTTAGGAGATGATCCTAATTATGAAGAAGAATTTATTTGTGAATCATGTTTATCAAAATTAAAGATTCGTGCTAATCTTACATTTAATGTAGAAGTTGATAATGGTGAAAATTTTGATGAAGATTATAGTACACCAATAAATAAACCTAAGAAAATAAAACTTGATGAAACAGAGTTATTCTAGTGATTTATATAACTGAAATAAAATCATTTAAATGTCCAGGTGAAACATCTTTAAGAATAAATTTTGAATATAATCAGGATATTATAAATGTATTAAAACAATCAGATGGAGCTATCTGACATAAAACCCAAAAATTTTGGGAAGTACCAGCTAATCAGCTGGCTTTTTTGATTGATAATCTTACTTATATTGACAATATGAGACTAGGATTTATGGAAGATAGTCAAGAACAAAGTTATGAACTTACGCTCAAATATAAAACAACTCCATTTGATTATCAGTATGAAGATATAAAATGATTATTAAATAATCCAAATTGTCTTTTATTAAATCCTCCTGGATTAGGCAAAACGCTTGAAACAATATATCTAGCTGAAGAATTAAAATCACAGGAAAATTATGAACATTGTTTAATTATCTGTGGTATTAATTCATTAAAAAACAACTGAAAGAAAGAAATACAAAGACACTCATCTGAACAATGTATTATTGTAGGTGAAAAGATTAACTCAAAAGGTAAAGTATCTTATACATCAATAAAAGATAGAGCAGAGCAATTATACAATAAAATAGATGAATACTTTGTAATATTAAATATAGAATCACTAAGGGATAATTTAATAGTTGATGCAATAAGGAACAGTAAAAATAATTTCGATCTGATATTATTTGATGAAGTACATAAGAGTAAGACACCATCATCACAACAAGGTAAAAATCTTTTAAAATTGACTCAAGTTGGTAAACGTCATGTTGGTATGACTGGTACTTTACTTATGAATTCACCTTTGGATGCTTTTGTACCATTGAAATTTATAGGTAAAGAAAATTCAACTTGAACAAACTTTAAGAATTATTATTGTGTATTTGAACAGAAGTTTGGTCACAATCAAATAGTCGGATATAAAAATATTAATATTCTTAAGGATGAAATAGAATCTTGCTCATTGCGTAGGGATAAATCTATTTTAAATCTACCTCCAAAAACTATTATACCTGAATATATTGATATGGATACTACTCAACAAAAATTCTATGAGAATATAATGAACGGTATCCTTGATGAAGTAGATAAAGTCAAGATAAATGCTACAAATCTTTTAGGACTTATAACTAGATTAAGACAAGCTACTTCATCTCCTTCAGTATTAAGTACATCAAATATTGTACCAACAAAGTTGGAAAGAGCTATTGATTTAGTTGAAGAGATCATAAGTAATGGTGAAAAGGTAGTTATATTCTCATATTTTAAGGAACCTTTATACATACTTCAAGAAAGATTAAAGCAATATAAACCTTTATTAGGTACAGGAGATTTAGAAGATAAGGAAGTATCAGATAATATAGATAAGTTCCAATCTGATCCTGAATATAAAGTATTTTTAGGTACCGTTCAAAAAATGGGTACAGGTGTAACTCTTACAGCTGCAAGTTATGAGATACATATTGATACAGCATGGACTTATGCTGAATTTGAACAGACATGCGATAGGTGTTGAAGAGTAGGTACTCCAAAACCTGTAATAATCTATGACCTAATATGTACCGGTACAATAGATGAAAGAGTGTGGAACCTATTAAATAAGAAGAAAAACGTATCAGATTATATGATAGATGGTAAAGTAAATGACCTAGATGAACTTAAGGAATTACTTGGAATCTAACAGGATTAATCAGGCAATAAATTAATTGATATGTAAAGTATTTATTAATCAAAATAAAATCTATATCAGAATGAACAGGAAGACTTCAGAAATGAAGTCTTTTTTGATGTAAATTTAGTTTACATACAATACATTATTTGATATAATGATAATGTAAATAGAGGTAAGTAAGATGGAAAAGTTCACTGGAGAAGTAAAATTCATTAACGAGTATAGTTTCTATTCAAACTATGGATATTACGGAAATACTGTTTATATCTATAAGTTCCTTGATAAGTCAAGTAAGGTATATGTATGGAAGACTACAAATCTTCTTTTCATTGATGTAGAGCAGGAAGATGGATCACTTAAACCAGTGTATCCTACAAAGGGTTCTACACTCAAGATTACAGCATCCATTAAGGGTGAAAATGACTATAAAGGTGAGCATCAGATTCTTCTCACAAGAGTTAAACTTCAGGAAATTGTTCATAGGGAACCTACTTGGGAAGAAAAGCAGGAAGAGATTGCTAAAGATCAGATCGCTTCTCTTAAGGATGGAGATTTCATTTGGGAAATGCCTTATAAACAGTATAAAATGCACTACTCTGACTGTGAAACAGTTAAAGGTTCTTTCACAAGAAGTGACAGCAAGTATGGTAATTCAACTATCTCCGTCATTATCCGTGAAGGTAGATTAAAGAATTCAGGTGTCAGAGGTGAACACTATAGTGGTTATAGATTCGTTAATGAAATCGGTCAGCATGCTACTTATAGAGCTATATCAGTAGATAATGCTGAAAGAAGAGTAAATAAAGATTATCCTAATTATAAATGGACTCTTGATAAAGTGTACGAATATCGTACAGATCGTATTTGGTAAATTTAGTTTACATAGACACTATATTTTAGTATAATAAAGTCAGAAAAGAGGTAAGAAATATGAAGAGGTTTATCTACGAAATTTATTACAAAAACGGTATGTATCATGCAACTGAATACTGGAATGCCAAGAACTACAGAGAAGCAAAGAAAGAAATCATGGCTGCTTACTCAGACGATTACTACAAAAATGTAGAACCATGCACAATCACAATGATTGCAGAAATCAGATACGAGGACTACAGCTGTGAAGAATAGTGCAGTACCTACAGGAAATAAATTTTATAATAAGTATTCAAATTTCGTAGAATACTCTTATAAAGGTCATAAATACGAAGTTGAATATCCAAATGACAATTCTTATTCAGTAAGTTCACCAAAAGTTCAGCATGAAGATGCTCAAAGAGCAATAGATAGATTAATTGCTAATGAAAATAAATCTGAAAAAGAATCAGCAGAAGTTGGATTAGATACATTTTTTAAATCAATTGGGTTGTAAAATTAGTTTACACCCAATTTTATTTTTATTATAATAGTATCACAAGGAGGTAAAGATATGCCATATAGAAATAATGCAAGATTTGTGAGTAAGGAAATCGAAAGCGATGGTAATTATGTAGAAATGTATGAATATCGTAATAATAATTATTGGATATATCCTGATTCTGAAACGCCCGTAGATTTACAGCATCAATTTGAACAGCAGTTTATTGATTATTATATTGAGAAAAATGAAGAAGAACAACTTCAACAGTATCTTGAAGATAAATTCGAGGAGGATTTTTGCTAATGTCAAATGTATTAGTTATTCACCCTAATGATAGAAGTACAGATTTCCTTAAACTTATTTATGATGGGAAAGGATATGATGTAGTCAATTTTACTATAGAAGAATTAAAATCTCATCCTTATTGGTGTAAAGATTATGCTATGGAAATGATTAAAAAACATAATAAAATCATCCTTCTTGGACATGGCACTCCTGGAGGTCTTCTTAATCCTAGAGTTGGTGGATATATAGTAGATGATTCATTTGCTGATATTCTTAAGGAAAAGGAAGTTGTATCAATCTGGTGTTATAGTGATATGTTCTTTAAAGGAAATAATATCTTTAATAATCAATTCCATACAGGTATGATTATAAGTGAAGTTCTTGAACAGTTAATGGTACTCGGTAGGGTGTATCTTAATTATGAAGAGCAACTTAAAAATATGGAATTATTTGGTAAAGTTGTAGGTGAGTGCATTGAAAAGTCACCTGAAGAGATGAAAGAACATGTACTTAAGTATTATGTAGGTGAAGATCCTGTTACACAGTTTAATAGAAAGAGCATATTGGTATTTTAAATGTTAGAACAGATTTATAATGAGTATCGTAAAAAAGCAGAAGTAATTAATTGAAAAGATTATAACATTAATGAACTTTTCTTTGAATATATTAAGAATGAAAATGAACCTATTTCAGAAAACTTTTTTGCTGGTATAGTATGTAGAACATGGGGCTATGCAGGAAGAGTATATGTTCAATGTAATAGGCACGTTACATTTGAAGAGTGTTATGATTGTTTAATAGATACATTAAGATATGTTTTGAATAAAAGGGTTTGGGAAAATCCTGAAAGCTCTTTGTATGGTGATCCAGCTGCACCCGATAAAGCATTTCATATAGTACTTAAGCGTCAAAGAGGTATAATGCTATCAAGACTCAATGCATATAGGAGACGTTCAAATTTTAATGTTCTCAGTCTTGATGGTGTACATGAAGAATTTAATGATGCTACTGATGGTTTATTATTTGATATGGAATCAAGTGAAATAGATAATATTCGTATTTTTATTTCAGAATATTTTGAAAAAGGTGAAACATTATCTGGTTTACTTTTAGATGTTATTTGTTATAATAATTATTCAGGATATGATGAAAAGAAAGTTATAAAATCATTAAGGGATTTAGATGATAATTATTTTGAATATTATCATGAATATTACAATTTAGATGAAAATATTTTCAAGAAGACTGTAAGAACAATTCAAAAATTATCAACTAGGTCAATTAAGATGAAATTAAAATCACTATTATTTAAACTGAAAAAGGAGGGTTTATTTGGTGATTAAAAATGAAAATTATATTAATATTCAAGGATGGATGTTAAGTAAATTAGGATTAAAAGGTAATCAATTATTAATTTATGCGATTATTTATGGATTTTGTCAGGATGGAGAAAGTACATTTCACGGTAGTTTAAGTTATTTTGAACATTGGACAAATAGTACAAGACAAGGAGTAATTAAAGCATTAAAACAATTGCAGGAAGATGGGTTAATAATTAAAATTGAAGGTAAACCTAACAATGCATATTATATTAATGTAAACAAAATTAACTTCAATAGTGAACAAAGTTTACATGAAAATGATAATGAATGTAAACAAAGTTCACATAATAATATAGATAATAATATTAGTAATAAAATAGATAATAAATATACTAAAGAAAAAGAGTTACAGGAAAAAGTTGATTTAATTATTAAGTATTTTAATGAAAGATGTGACACTAAATTTAGATCATCATCGAATGGTACAAAAAGAATTATTAAATCAAGACTTAATGAAGGAGCAAAACTTCAGGACTTTTATGATGTAATTGATTTTAAATGGAAAGAGTGGGGAGAACATCCTACAAGATTTTCAACAGGACAATTAAGTAATATCTATTTAAGACCATCAACTTTATTTGGACCTAAAATGGAAGAGTATTTACAGCAGGCTTGGTTAGTTCAAAGTTCTGAAGGATATGTACCTGAAGTAAAATCTGTAGATAAATTAAAGGAAAGGTCAGATTTATCTTTTTAGTTTACAAATCATTTTAAATAGATTATATTTAGAATGAAAGGAGAATTATGTCATTAAAAGAAGTTTATTTGAATAATTCGCTTATACCAAAGAGGTATTTAAATGAGATTTCATTGATACCTGCAAAAGTAGATGAACAAGTATTTAAGGAATTAAATAATATTAAGTTAAATATTAGGGAATTTGTTGATAAAGGTGAGAATCTTTTAATTTGTTCAAATAATGTTGGTAATGGGAAGACGACATGAAGTATTAAATTTTTAAAGGAATATATTGATGAAGTTCAAAACATCAAGTTTAAAAATAATTGTCCAGCATTATTTATTAATGTAACAAACTTTTTAAATGAGAAGAAATTATCAATAAGTGATCTTGAATTACATAGTAAGGTTATTGATACGGAAAGAAAGATTTTATCATCGAAGTTGGTAGTATTTGATGATTTAGGTGTTAAGGATATCAGTCAATTTGATATGGGTAATTTATATTATTGGATTGATGAAAGAACAAACAATATGAAAAGTTGTATTTTTACATCAAATTTATTACCAAAACAGTTAAGAAATATTTTAGATGAAAGATTATATAGTCGTATTGTAAAGTATTCAACCATCAAGGAGATTAAAGATGGAGATAATAGAAACGTAGGTGAATATAGATGTTAACACAATTGCAAGTATTAAATATTATTTTATCAACTGGAAATTTAAGTATTATACTTGATAATGGATTAACAGCTGATTATTTTCCTAATTTTAGAAATGAATTTAATTTCATTTATTTACATTACAAAAATTATAATCAAGTACCAGATTTAGCAACATTCTTAAAATCATTTCCTGATTTTGAAGTATTACAAGTTAATGAGTCAATAGATTATTTATTGGATGAATTGTATAGAGAGAAGAATGAAAACTTTTTAGCAAGTACATTCAATAAAATTAGAGATTTGTTATTAAAGGGTGATACTGATAAAGCGATGGATTTATTATCAAGATCAGCTGATCAGGCACAGGAAAGTAAACATTTAAATGCAGTAGATATTTTAAGTGATACATCGAGATATGATGAATATTTGGATAAATGTTCAAATTTAACAAATTATTATGTTACAACAGGATTTAAAGAGTTGGATCAGATTCTTGGTGGTTGGGATAGAAAGAATGAATATGCAACAATTATTGCAAGAAGTGGTCAAGGTAAATCATGGTGTTTATTAAAATCAATTGTAGCTGCAGCAAGTAGAGGATTGACAGTAGGATTATATTCAGGTGAAATTGAGTTAAATAAAGTTAGTTTTAGAATGGATACATTAATGTCACATATCTCAAATACAAAGATTATTAGGGGTAATGTTGATGTAGGTGTTCAGTATAAAAATTATTTAGATAATTTAAAAAATAATCATAAAGGTAAAATTTATGTATTGACACCAGATATGATTAATGAGGATCCTACAGTTGATACATTAACAAGTTTTGTTGAGAAGTATAATTTGGATATTTTATATGTTGATCAGCAGACATTATTAACTGATAGAAATAGGGCTAGAACATCTTTTGAAAAAGCAGCAAATATTTCAAAAGATATTAAAATGTTACAAGTAAGAAAACATATTCCAATTATTACAGTAACACAGCAGAATAGAACATCAGTTGAAGATAATGGATTTGCAGGAACTGAACATATTGGTCAATCAGATAGAATTGGTCAAGATAGTACAACAATTATTGGTGTATCACAAAAAGATGGAATTATGACATTACATATAGTTAAAGCAAGAGATGGTGGTACAGGTAAAACGTTAAATTATTCAATAGATTTGGATACAGGAAAATTTGAATATATTCAAGAGGATGGTGAACTTGAGGAAATTCCTACAACTGAAACTGAACAGTCGAGGTCACCTATGAATTTTAATTATGAAATAGCAGGAGATGAATTACCATTCTAATGGAACAATTAATAATTAAAGATAGAGTAATTAGTAAGGACATTATTGATATACTTTATGATATAAAAAGTGTTTGTA